GGAGGCCAAGGGTTCGAATCCCTTTATCCACCCTGCCAGCAAGGCGAAACATTGGGCTATCGCCAAGCGGTAAGGCACAGCACTTTGACTGCTGCATTCGCTGGTTCGAATCCAGCTAGCCCAGTTGGATGCAAAAGTATACGGAGCATTAGCTCAGTCGGTAGAGCACTTGACTTTTAATCAAGTTGTCCGGGGTTCGAATCCCCGATGCTTCATCAAATGGAAACGGCTGAAAACCTTGATTTTACTGGGTTTTCAGCCGTTTTTCTGTTACAAAAATGAAATTGTAAAAAATGGTCGTACGACAAAGTAGAACAAAGTAATACAAAGTAAATGTGTCACTTCCGTGTCACATATACAGCGCTGCTTCTACGGCCCCTGCGGTGTCCTCGCGCTCCAACATAATGTGATTATACACGCGCAGCACCATGGCCTCGCTGTCGCCCAGGAGCGCCGCAATATTCTTGATCGACACGCGCGGGATCTGGTAGCACATCGCCGTACAGTAGTTGTGCCGGAAGATGTGCGCTGTGAGTCCGGATATGGGCTGTTCCGCGACTTCGTTCATGGCCTTGATGATTCTGTCCCATTTACGACGATACGAGGATTTAGATACCAATTTGCCGCCGCGCATGGAAAAGAGCTGGGTTCCCCTCATACAGAAACGAACGTAGGACTCGAGAGAAGAGAAGAGCTGCGGAGGGATCGGAACCTGCCGGTATCCGTTATGAGACTTTGGGCATTTGATACTCGGATGACCGGCATCGTCAAATTCGATTGACTTATTGACATTGATTGTTTTCTCTACAAAATCAATATCAAATCGAGTAAGAGCGAGCACTTCTCCACAACGCAATCCGGTGGCATACAAGATATCCACAAAAATCCGATCAGATGGGGATAACTCAGCATCTTTCATTGCTTTCTTCTCGTTTTCGGTCAGCGGCCGCTTCTCATCCGCCTTATAGTCGATCGGCTTCATGGCGTCTTTCAGATCCTCGTAGAGATTCGCGGCGTAGAGACGGTCATGCACTGCAGTCCGCATGATCTGCGAAAAGCAGAGGAGCAGCTGTTGTTGGGTGCGCTTCTTTCCGGCGGCATCGTTGAGGAGCATCTGGTAGTGGATCGGGAGAACGTCACAGAGCCGCACGCCTGCCATCTGGTCCATGTGCTTGTCAATGATGTTGAGATACATTCGTTTCGTGTTGTTGGATGCTTCGGCCTTATAAACAGTAAGCCATTTGTGAGCGTAGTCCAGAAACAGGATGTGTTTATCGCGGACGGCCTCCATATTTTTGATTTTGTTGTTGTACTGAGCAACCTTTTCTTCCAGATCTTTGCTGCTCTTCTTTGATCGGATCGTGATATAGTGTTTCTGGGTCCCCTGATAGGTGCCGTCCCATACGCGGGCCTGGAAATATCCGTTTTTTTGACGTGTATATTTTGCTTTTGCCATGTTCTATACCTCCATTTTCTGAAAAAGGGTGCAAAAATAACAGGCATCGGGAAACGAATGTTCGTTTTGACACCTGTTCCAGAAAATGGTAATATACAGATGGTACCTGTGTCCATTATCTGGATGCAACCCCGCCTTGGTGTTGGCGCACCGGGGCGGATTTTTTTATTTACTTTTTAATGACATTTCTTGCAAGGCGTGTATCCTTGCGCCTGCGCATCGGATAACGAGATCTGATGCGGATTTGACATATTGCTACAACTTGACTTGGAATGATATTTCTTTCCGGAATCAGAAACCCATACCATAGTTTCCTGCTGATCGGACGATGATGGAGCCTGCGTAGCGGCGGGAGCAGCGGTTGGCTGTGTATCGGAAAGATAATCACTTGCCACGTAAGCCTCTGTTCCATTGTAGTCGATCTTAGACCAGCCGTTTTCAGAACTGATAACGGTAACAGAGTCGCCAGCCGAGAACGTGCCGAGCTTTTCGGCATCCGCGCTTGCGGCGGCTCGAATGTTGAGCGATGACTTGGAGTACATTACTTTCGTTTCCACGGGCGCTTCTGTGGGAGTCGGCGTTGAGGTCTCAGACACAGCAGAAACGGTGGAAGATGAAGCCGCGGAAGAGGATGAAGCCGCGGCTTCGGCTGCTTTCTTCCGCCCGCTACTGAACCCGCTTGAGAAGACACCGACGATCAGGAAAAACAGAATGAAGCCGAGCAGGATAGTGCCACATCCGACGGTTCCACTTTGCGCTTTTTTAGAGGATTTCCTTTTACGAGATCCTCCACCGGAAGTTTTAACGTAGCTCAGTCCGGTACCAGGTGCGCTTACAGTGGTTGTCTTTCGACCGCTGCTACTCACAGAATGATGAACACCTTTCCCGCCAACAGAAACACCAACGCTCTTATTGGAGACGTTCAGTTTGACGCCTGGAGCAATTTTCTTACTCTTTTTGAATCGCATACCCATAACGATTCCCCCTCTCTGGAAGTATAATTTCCCGAATATCGGGAACTATAATGTCATGAAAATATTAATTCAAGACATCATATACAAAAGAAATTTGACGCTCCGCCAGGCGGCCTTACTGACTGGAATCCCAAAATCTACGCTGGAAGATATCTGCAGCAACGGAAGAATGCCGCGAATCGACACGATGGAATCCGTCGCTAAAGGCCTGAAAGTGCGGATTACGGACTTATTCGACAGTCCGTACAAATAAGTGTCCGGGAACCCGGACAAATGTCAAAAAATACTAATTTTCGCCCGAAGATCTCGTATTATTAGTAAAGGGACGTTCGAAAAAAAGATATTGAAATCGAACGAACGTTCGTATATAATAAGGCTAGAGATCGGAGGGCAATACATATGTACAAAAAATATCTTGCTGAAATAAAACAGATGTTATCATGTATGTCGGAAAGGGACATACAAATCGTCGCAAGGATTTATGGAATTTTGAGAATTTATTTGGAAAAGAGGGGGAGACGTTAGTCCCCCTTCTTTTTTTGCAGATTCTCACGTAATTTTGAAAAGTATAATCTTGCAGCAGATTTTGATGTATCGTCCAATTCATGATAGGTTCGCATCATTTCGATAATAAAATCTTTAAAAGGATCATCATCTGGTTCAAGTAGATCTTCTACATAAGAGGAAACCTCGTCGATTGGCAATTTTTCTTCAAAAATAGGGCCGGTTCCACTTCTTATCCATTCTTCGTTGACGTGGTATTTTGCGCAAATATCAGAAATAACACGATCTGTCAATGCAATTCTACCAATTTCAATGTTACCTGTATTCGCGCGAGACATATTCAAGGATTCAGAGAACTTTTGCTGAGTAAGATGCAAAACGTCTTTCCTTAAATAGCGGATGCGCTCATAAGCGTTCAATTCACTCACCTCCTTACAAAAACAGTATAACACACATGAAAATGCTTGTAAAGCACAAAAATAAAAAAATAAATGCTTGACAAACACAAAATGAAGAAATATAATGTGCTTAACAAGCAAATACAAAGCGAAAGGAGCAAACAAATATGTCAGAAAAAGAAAGAAAAGAAATTGATGAAATGGTAGAAACCGCAAAAATGCTTGCGGAACATGATCCGGAGAGCCTTGCGATTGGGAAAGCAGCGTTAGACGCTTTAAAGGTAAGATGCGAAATCGAAAGAACAAAAAAAAGAAACGACGTAAGAAGGAGTGAAAACGTATGGAAAAAATAACCACAGATGAAGCGGCAAAGATGCTGGAGCACCTGACAGGAAAGAGATACGTAATCAGTGCCAGCAAGAAGAAAGAGCCTATGCGCGTCGAGTATCCGGCGCGCTACATGAGAAAAGCGGAGCTGCTGAGAATGGAGAATCCGCTGATCGGAAGAGAAGTCCTGAACCGGGCGATCATGTACGCACCGGAGGGCGTAGCCCGGAAAGTTGATCCGCGGAAGAAAAACAGTCCGGTCATTTTTGACACGGAAAAATTTGAGGAATGGAGGCAAAAGCATTGAAAACACAGAATGTAATTGCCGTTATGGCAGGAGTAGCAGGAACATGGACTTATTTTGCGGGAGTGGAGCAGTGGAAGCCGTCCCAGATGGCCGCCGGTCTCGGAATCGCCGCCGCCGGCTGGGCAGTCAAGCGGATCTGGGAGACGATCGCAAAGTCAAAAGAGGAAGAGGAGGAGCGAATCGCCCGCCATAAGGACGAGGTGTTTTCGATCTGGCTGAACTGTGGAGCAATGGGAGGAGAAAATGTACGTTTTAAGTAAAAACAGAATGCAGATTATCAATCTGGAGCAAGTAACAGCAATGTATCTCGGAGTAGACGAGACATCAATCAAGGTGGACTTCGCGAACGGAAGAGGAAGCCAGATCGGGAAATATGTTTCTGATACGTACGCAAAAAAGGCACTGGAGCTGCTGATTTTGGCGATCGGAAGAAGAGGAGAAGCGTTCTCAATGCCGACAGATGAAGAGATCAGAGAATTGCTCGGAAATCAGGAGCCTAAGAACCATAACATCGGCGGGAAAAAACAGAAAGGACATGGTGGATCATAATGGAAATTGGATATTGTCTTGACTGCAATGAGCTGAATTATGCAATGACAAATGCAAACGGAAACTTCGAACGAGCAAACATGTCGAACAACCATGAGGGACATCGGCAATATATTTTTGAAGAACCAGAAAAGTATACTCCGCCGATCAGAAATGTTTTAACAAAGATTCAAGCAGGTCTGCCTATTTCAAATAATGAAATTGTACTGTTTAAGCTGGCAATTACGTTTGGAGATTTAGATAAATTCACGAAAACGTGAAAAATTAAATGTAAAGATAGAGCCGGAGCGAGCCAGTGAAAGAAGGGAGAAAAATGATTAAAGAAAGATTGACAGTAAAAAATCCAGACGGAACGTACCGGATCTGGATGGATCACGCCGGAACATTCCGGCTGGAAAGCCAGATGAACTCTGTATTTGCTTACGGAGACTTGGTAGACAAGCTGGGAAAATACGAAGATCTCGAAGAAATGAAAAAGAAAAGCCCTACATGCTGAGGAACATGTAGGGACAAGAGTTAAAAAGATTTTTTCGATATTTATCTTATCACGATCGACATCGAAAGTCAAAGAAAATATTGAAAAATAAGGGGAGAAAGTCCCCTGTTAAACCTCGATAAAGAGATTAAAGTTAGGACGTATGAGATGGCGACGAAGAGGAAGATATATAAGCTCCGAGGGGGAACCGTTCTGGATGTAGATGAATTCCATGACGGGAGATATGGAGGCCCTGGGGGAACGAAAAAAGAGAAAAAAGAAGTGACTCCGGAGCAGATGAAGGAAGCGAATCACCGGACGAAGGTGAAAAACTGTCAGCGAAGATTGATACAGTATTTCCGCCCGGGAGATTGCTTTGCCACACTGACCTATGCTGTGCACAACAGACCGAAGAGCATGAGACACGCAAAGAGGGATTTTCAGAAAGCGTGGAGAAAAGTGAGGAGCGAATTCTGCAAGAGAGAGGTGGAGCTGTACTGGATCCGAAATCTGGAGAAAGGGACAAAAGGAGCCTGGCATATCCACGTTGTTATCAACGAGACAGGGGATGTAGCGGCGATTCTGCAGCGTGCCTGGGATAAGGGCGGAGTGTACGTGGAGACGTTAAAGCAAAATAAACTGTACGATCCAACGTTTCGCCTCCTGGCAGAGTATATGTGTAAAGACGAAAATACGAAAGAAAAGAAGCAGGACGGAACAGAAGCAAAACCGAGAGTGAAAGAATCGTCTTACAGTCATTCTCGGAATATGCCGTTGCCGGATCCAGAGAAAAAGTACCTGAAAAGGTGGAAAGAAGAAGTGAAACCGCCGAAAGGGTACTATATCGCGGACTACTACGAGGGAATCAACCCGAAAACACACTATAAATACCGGCGATATACACTGATCAGCCTGGAAAGGAGGGAAGAGGACGATGGAGACCGGCATCTACATAGAGCTAAGCGCAAACGATCCACGAGAAAGAAGCCGTAGTTGGGGTTATGTGCTGGAAGCTCCCGGAGGAAAGACCAAACACGAGACAGGGGAATGTACCAGCACAATGCACGGAGCCACACTGCAGACATTGATCAAGGCGCTCAGCCGGTATCACAAGCCGAGTCAGATCACGATCCACGCTGCGGATGAATGGATTTTGAACATGCTGGAGAATCAACTCCCGGCATGGGAGCAGAATGGCTTCCGGAATGCGCGGGGGGAACCGATCAAGTATCAGAAGGAGTGGGAGCAGCTGGCAGAAAAAGTAAAAGAACACAAGATCACGATCGCGCCGGGGCGGCATGAATACAGCGCCTGGCTGCAAGATGAAATGAAAAGAGGATGATGAGATGTTTGAACGATTTGGAGAACTGGAATCAGCCAAAGAAATTAACGAGTTGGCAGTAAATCTGTTCAACGAGGGAGATATGGAGAGCCTGCGCGTCATGGCGGCAGAAAACGGAATTCCGGAGGTTTTCGTGGAGCTGTTCTGCGACGGAGAAATTCGGGAACTGTGCGATCCGATGACGGCCGCACTGGGAAAGATTGAGGTCGAGTCCGCGGAGCTGCAGCCGAAAGAAATCATGGAGGACTGGGTGGAGTACCTGAAAAGCCAGTGCATGGAAAATGAGCTGATGGCGTACAGCGTCAGAAAAAAGGGGAAATCGCTGAAAGGATGCATTGCCGCACTGCTGAAATGGTCATTTGGGAACCAGATTCCAGTCGAAAAGGAGATTTTAAAAGCCGCCGGTGTGACAGCGGGAAGAGTGACGCTGGGGATTCCGGGGATGGGAACTGCGAAGCGGATCATCAGGGAATATTATCTGGGAAAGTAGGCGGAGCAGATGAGAAAAAAAGAAATTGAGAAAATCCCGTATCTCGGATTGAAGAAAATCAGCAGAAAAGAAGATGTGAAATACATTGGAGTTACTGCGGTTAAGATCATTGGAAACAAAAAGCATCTATTTGTGGAGGTGTATCAAAACCAGAAAGAGCACAAGACGGTGCCGGTGGTGCGGATCGTCCTTGCAAAAAAAGAATTCTGGAACTATTTTCCTGCAACGGAGCAGTGGACACGGCAGAAAGTGGAGGAAAACGGCGGATATGGGAAGCTGATATGGGCAGAAGAATATTCTTCACGGGTGGAGAAGGAAGATGAAAATATTCTCCAGAGCACGGAAGATCTCGAAAGAATAAAGAAATTCTGCAAGGTTAGAATCCCTGTGTACTATGAGACACGCTGGTGGGAATACATATACGGACATGAGGATGATATTGTGACCGTAGCAAGAATTGACAGAGAACATAGGAGGTTCGTGCGTCGGCAGGAAGCGCTGAAAGACAGAATGACACACACCGCGAAACTTCCGGAGAAAAGAATCTTGGAATATGCAAACAGAATTTATTTTCACGATAAACACCATCTGTATTACAAAAAACACGGGAGCTGGGCGAAAATTGCCTGCAGTAAGTGCGGAGGCGTGACGGATGCGCGGTGGAAAGATGGAATATCCTACGAGAGCCAGTTTCAAAAACATATTGATGAGCCGCGAGAAGGAAAATACGGAGAATGCCCGATGTGCGGCGCGTTTGGAATGTACAAGTGCCAGGGAAAAATCAAGGGAGAATACAGCGAAAAAATCCATCTGTTCCTGGGGCAGAAATACAAAGAAGATGGAGTCGTCCTGCGGTATGTGGAAATTGAGAAAGCGTGGACACTGGGCTTCATTAAGGGGAACGATGGACCGGAGATGTACAATGCCGCAGAAGAACTTTCTGGAGTAGAGGTGGCAAGAGCCTACTTTGAGCCGGGAAAAAAGGTGCAAATCGATTACCACAAACACGACTGGTACCGAAACGAGGATTATTGGGACGACTGCAATCTATACGGACTCGCTAATATCGAAATCAAAGCGGCACCGATCATGCCGGAAACCTACGAAGAGCTGAAAAATACGGTATTCCGGTACAGCGGTTTGAAGGAATATGCAGCGCAGGTGAAAGAAGTAAATCCGATCAGATACCTGCAGACGTACCAGAAAACGCCGCAGATGGAGATGCTTGCCAAAATGGGATTGAGCGAGACAGCGGAAGCAGTCAATGATGGACACGTTGGGATTGTTGTGGATGCATCCGCGAAAAGACTGGATGCTTTCCTAGGGGTTCGAGCAGAGCGGGTGAAAAAACTGATCGAAGAGAAAGGAAATCTGCGTCTTCTGAGAGTTCTGCAGATCGAAAAGAGCCTGGAGCAGCATTGGACGGAGGAGCAGGTGGATCATCTGCGGGAAACGGGTCTGGATATCGCGCACATTGCATTTGTTCTGAATTACATGACGACTCAGAAATTGCTGAACCGGATTGAAAAATATGCTGGATGTGCATACGGAACGGATTACGGAAAAGGGGCGACAAGGATTCGCAACACGGCAATCATGTATATTGATTATCTGATAATGCGGGAAAAACGGGGCTATGATCTGAATAACTCTGTATACCAGCAGCCGCGGGACCTGAGAGGAGCTCATGCACAGATGGTTGCGGAGACTACCCGGGAAGAGGTCAAAAAACGGTTGAAAGAGACGGAAGAAAAATATCCGAACATCAAGAAACGGTACAGGGGCCTGCGAAAAGAATATTGTTACGAGGATGCAGCGTATCTTATCCGGCCGGCTCGATCGGCAGAGGAAATCGTGATGGAAGGAAGAATTCTTCACCATTGTGTGGGAGGTGACGGTTATCTGAGCAAACACAACGAAGGAAAAAGCTATATCCTGATGCTGAGATTTCGAAAAGAGCCGGAAACACCGTACATCACAGTAGAAATCAACCCGGAACAGAAAGAAATCGTGCAGTGGTATGGTGAAAAGGACACGAAGCCGGATGAAAAGAATATTCAGATCTGGCTGGATGCCTGGCTGAAAAAGCTGAAAAGCGGAACTCTGCAGGAAGAAATGAGTGAAACACTGACAATGACAGCGTAGGAGGAAGATATGGAAGAATATACACAATTAACCTTAGATGATTGGCTTGCGATGAAAGAGAGCCTCAAGCGGGACCTGATCGGCGTGCAGGAGAGCTTCGTGCGGATCGGATATACACTTCGAAAGATCGAGGAGCAGAAGTTATACAAAAATGATGGCTATGAGACAGTGACAGAATTCGCTAAAGCAGAATACGGTTTGAGCGCCTCGACGATCTCGCGATTTATGAGTATCAATCGAAAATTCAGCATCGACGGTTATTCGGACCGCCTGCGGCCAGAATATGCGCAGATGGGGAGCAGCAAGCTCTCCGAGATGCTTTCTCTTCCGGACGCAGACATGGAAATGATCCGGCCGGAGATGCCAAAGGCAGATATCCGGGAACTGAAACATTTCAACAAGGAGGCGCCGGAACCAGAAGCGGCGGATTCACTGGAAAAGCTGGTGTGGAAGTTCTTCGAGAACAATGCGGTGATTGCGAAGCAATTGGAGCAGAGCGAGGCCTATGCAGACGGTGAGGCGGAAAAAATGGTTGAGATCGTCAATCCGGCGGGAGTCAAAACATTCCGCGCCGGGCTGTACTATATGGCGATGTACGAGAATGACATCCAGATTAAGCAGTTTGGGCAACAACCACAGAAAATGAGCTGGACGGAGTTCTTCGCAATCACGAAGAAAATCTTCGAGAGCGCGGAATGGCATCAGCGAGTGCAGGAAGAGGAGCATACCAAAACAGAACTGCAGGAAAAAGCTGAGACGAAACCAATTGCGCCGGCGCAAATCAAAAAGCCGGAAAGCCCTGTAAATACAGAGGCGGAGCCGGTTTTGAAGGCACCGAAAAAGCCGGAAAAAGAGACGTCCCAAAATGCGGCGGAAAAGAAAAGTGAGACACCGAGACCAGAAGAACCGCAGAAACCAGAAGAAAAAGTGCAAAGCGAGCCGGAAATCTCGGAAAATGGAGCAGAAAACACGCAAAACGAAACGGAAATCACACAAAACGAAGCGGAAACCGCACAAATCGAAACGGAGGAGCAGCTGCCGGGGCAGATGAATCTTCCAGAGGATTACCCGGGAACGGAGAGCATTGATGTACTGGGAAAGACGATGCAGCGAAAAGAGTATCTGGATACGCTGACCGCGTGGGGCGTGGCGGACTACCTGCATAAAAATCTGACAGCAGAGATCCTGGGAAACAGAGAGGGTCTCTATGAATGGCTGAAAGGCAAGGTCGATGAGCGGGGATATGGAATGGAGGACGTGAATGTATTGTAGAAGAGAGGGTACGGCGATCAAGGAAGAAATATACCGATATATCGCCAGATACATTTCGAAACATGTATATCCGCCGAGCTACAAAGAGATAGCGGACGAACTGAGCATATCTGCAAAAACGGTGAAAAAACACATGGATGAGCTCGTAGCCGATGGAATCCTTGAGACAGATGCGGAGCCGGGAGCGCAAAGAGCGTTCCGGATCAAAAATACAAAGGTAATAAAGAAAGGGGAAAAGAAATGAATAAAGTGATACTGATGGGAAGATTGACAAGAGATCCGGACGTCCGCTGGACACAGGGACCGGAGCAGAGTGCGGTGGCGCGCTATACGTTGGCAGTGGATCGCCGATTTCAGAAAGAGGGAGGAGCGACTGCGGACTTCATCGGATGCGTAGCGTTTGGCCGGCAGGCGGAATTTGCAGAGAAATATCTGCAGCAGGGAATCAAGATCGCCATCACCGGACGGATCCAGACCGGAAGCTATACGAACCGTGAGGGGCAGAAGGTATACACGACAGATGTGGTTGTAGAGGAGCAGGAGTTCGTAGAGAGCAAGGGAGCGAGCGCGGCCAGAACGCCAAAGAGAAAGACAGAACCGGAGACGGATGACAATGGATTTATGAATATTCCAGAGGGCGTTGAAGATGAAATTCCGTTCCGCTAACAGAGAGGAGAGAGAAAAATGTTATTTCCGAAACCGCAGACGAAAAAGAAGAGAAAGAAGCACAGAGAGAGCCTGCTGCAGAACAAGGAGAGCCGGATTTGCTACCTCTGCGCCAGAGGGGGGGATTATAGCTGGAAACAGGTGTTAGAGGAACACCATATCTTCGGCGGCCCGAATCGGCACCTGTCGGAAGAATACGGTTTGAAAGTCTATATCTGCCCGGAATGCCACCGGACGTCCGCCAGAGCTGTGCATCAGGATCCGGCGGGAGAAGCAAACCGATATCTGCAGGCGGCAGGGCAGAAAGCATTCGAAGAGAATTTCCCGGAATTAAGTTTCCGGGAGATCTTCGGGAAAAATTATCTGTGAGGAAGAAAAAAATGGAAGATTACGAAAAATGTAAGCATGTGCAGAGCATTGGAACATACGCGGTATATGTTGATCCGGGATGCCCAAAAGCACACAAAATAAAAGGGACATTGGTAAGCTCACGACGGAAGTGCGAACACTGCCAGGAAGGAGAAGAGAATGAAAAAAATACCGGAAGAAATGGAAAACTTGATTCTGGAAATGTTACAAAAAGGGGAAAAATACAAAGCAATCACGGCAAGAACCGGAGTGACAGAAACTACAGTTAGAAGAGTAGCAAGAGATAACGGAATATGCAGAAGGAAAAGGAATGTTGAAAAGGAAAATAATTATCCGCCGGAACTGATGGAAGAATGGGATCGGGTAAGAACTGAAGTTTTGAAGAAAGGATAGGGGAAATGGAAACGATTATTGAAATTTTAGCATTGTGCGCGGCTATGGTCGGCGGTGTCGCATGGCTGCTGAACCGGCCATCGCGGCCGTCTGATCCGGAAGAAGACGCGGAGCAGGAGCGGTATCTTACAGAATGGAATCATAAGCATGGAAAGGGGAGAAATCAATGAGCGGCTATTGCAGATGGTGGAATAAAAACTTGGAGGACGTAACGGAACACGAACAGGAACGATGTGAGGAAAATGGTCAGGATTGTTGTGAGTGCCCTGATTTAGTGATAGAAAAGGAGCGAGAAAATGCAGAAGTATAAAATAAACCTTGGAAAGGCGAATGCTATTTTTAAACAGATCACAAGCGATAACTATAGTGAGGATGAAAAGCTGCGGTCGATTTTGACTGTGTTGGATATGGAAACGCACAATGGGATTACCAAGGATATGATCTTGAAAGCATTTCGCTGGCTCTTTGATTACGCAATAGAGGTTGGGCCAGAAGTGAGATTGACCGAGAAGACAGAAACAGGATTCTGGAATTTGAAAGGTGTAAGCTGGGAGCAGCTGCAGGAAGGTCATGTGATTACCAAGGATATGAGTCAAAAAATCTATGGAGCCCTTGCAAAATTGAAAGATTACGAAGAAACTGGGCTGGATCCGGGACAGGTGGCAGAAGCGGTTTCGAGGCTCACACCGCAGAAACAAAAGAAAGTAAAATGGGAGTTTTTTTCGGGACATAGAGATGAATGTCCAAGATGTGGAAACTTTACAATTGACTCAGAAAATGATTTTTGTCCGGATTGCGGTCAGCCGCTGAAGTGGGAGGAATAAGATGCGAGCAATTGCGAAAACACTCATGATAATCTTTGCAGTAATAAAAGCGTGTTGTGGCTTAAAAAGAACCGTGACGATCGAAGATCATAACGGAAATAAGACGTACATCCCGTCAAAAGAAGATCAGATCTTAGGGATGTTAGATTTTGTTTTGGCGATGCAAATAATTCAGATTGCGATGAATGTATAAAAAACACAAGAAAGGAATGCGAACAATGGGAATTTGGGAAGCGATTCAGGAAGCAATTGCAGATAAGCCTGAGATATCTGCGGAACTGAGAACGTCATGGAGAGAGCAGGGAATCATGACGTTGACACTTGAAAATATGACAACGAAACAGAAGACAGAAAGGGGATTTTGCGCAGAAGAAGGTGGAACGGAAGAAAGAATGAAAAACATAGTCCAGGAAATGCTGCTGAGACTGGATGATGTAGACGAATGGAGAAGAAAGCTGGCCATGTTGAAGCTGATACAGGCGGCACTGGACATTAAGCTTGATCCGAGACAGAAACAATACGCATTATCAGAGACTCCTGCGTGGCCGGTCGGAGGAAGAAGAACGGGGAAAACACTGGCACATGTAATCAAAATATTAATAAACGAAAAAGAAACGATAATGATAACGAGAGATACTGCGTGGCGATACACAGATGATAGCCGGTTCGGATATACATATGCGTGGGAGCAGGCGAAAGAATTAAAAATGATTAGTGACAAATTACGAAAAAAAGATGTACCAGTTCCGGAAGTGAAATTAATAAAACCGTGGTAGAAACCAGATGATAAGAGGAGGTGAGACCGATGGAGCAGAACAGGGATGAGAACGAAAAGAAAAAAGAATATCTGAAAAGGTATCACGGCGCAGTACTTGCGGAAAAGGCGATCCAGCAGGAAATTGATGAGCTGAGAATGGATAAGATGTTTCCGATGCTGATTCAGGACGGAATGCCGCACGGGAGCAGCTGCGGGGACCTGTCGGAGTATGCGGCGCAGTTGGATGGGTTGCTGGCGGATCTGAAAGAACAGATGGAGAAGAGAATCCAAATCCGGAGAGAGATCACGCAGAAAATCGAACAGATGCAGGATGAGACAGAAAAGATGGTTTTGAGATTGCGATACATCCATTGGCTCCGGTGGGAGCAGATTGCAGAGCGTATGGGATACGGCTGGACGCAGGTACATAGAATCCATGGAAGAGCATTGACTAATTTCAAAATGGAATAGAATGGAACACAGCATATGTGATATAGTGTAAAAGAAGAGAAACGGGAAAAGGAAAACCGGTTCTCTTCCAGTTCAAAAATCGATCACACCTTGTCAAAGAAAATCCCTGCAGAAGTGTGGGGATTTTCTTATGGGGGGAAAACATGACAGACAAAGAAGCAAAGGAATTCTATAATTCCGAAGAGTGGAAACACAAGCGATTGGCAATCCTGCGACGGGATCAATATGAATGCCAGGACTGCAGGAAGAGACTGCAGGAAGCAAAAGAAAAAGACATAAGGCTGTCGGCGATGGATGCAAAGATCCGGAGGGCAACACAGGTCCATCATATCATGGAGCTGAAAGAGCATCCGGAGCTTGCGCTGGATGAAGAGAACCTGGTAAGCCTGTGCACACAGTGCCACAACGTGAGACACGGCCGGCATGTCGAGCGGAAGTTCGTCCCGAAGCGCCGAGTGATCGCGCCGGAGCAGTGGTGACCATCCCCCCGGGGTAATTCTCAGCGATTTTTGGCTGGGGTAGAACGGGTAGGAAGGGGCATGACTGTTCAGATTTTTCAGATTCTCGCGTGAAAGGGGTGGGGGTAACCGGTTCGGGTGAAGTGGAAAAAAACAGAAGGGTGGTGAGCAGATGTCGCAGAAAGATGTTAAAGAGTCGCTGCTGGAGCAGTTGAAATTACAGGGAAAAACAGCGGATTTTTACAGGGATCTGGTGGAAGATTATATGCACTACTGGAGATTAAAAAAGGATCTGATTCAGGATATTAAAAAGCGTGGAATCCGTTATGAAGCCATGAACGGAAACGGAATTAAGGTGGAAAAAACGAATGAATCTGTGCAAAATCTGCAGAAAACCACGGCAATTATGTTAAAAATTTTGAGTGATCTTGGTCTGAGAGACCAGATCTCGAATGAGTCTGAGGCAGATGGTTACCTGTAAAGAAATTGACGACTATCTTGCCTACGCGAAAGCCCATCCGGAATGGATCAACAAAGAAAGACAGCTGCTGATCAAGAACATCGTACTCCCAACGTTGAAGAGAGACGATGTTTTTTTTGACGAAGAAACCTACAGAAAATGTCTGCAGTATTGCGAGAATAATTATTATCCGCTTTTTCCGTATCAGAAATTTATCTATGCGTTCGCATTTATGTACGTGAGCGATATGCCGCTATTTCAAAAATTCATCGTGATGATGGGCAGAGGAAATGGGAAGGATGGATTTATCGTACCATTGGCGAATTTTTTTCAAACTCCATTGTATGGCGTTGAAAATTATCATGTGGAAATCGTGGCGAATTCGGAAGATCAGGCGAACGAAACTTTCAAGGTTGCTTACAACGTATGCAAAAAGAAAAAGTTCAAGGGAAAATTCAGCGTCACAAAAGAGCTGATCACGAATTTCAAGACCGGATCGGAGTTGAAATACAACACGAGCCGGGCAGAGACAAAAGATGGAAAGCGGCCTGGATGCCTGATCTTGAATGAGATACACGCCTATGAGAATTACGAGCAGATCAATGTGTTCGAAAGCGCACTTGGAAAAGTAAAACATCCGCGGGAATTCATCATCACGACAAATGGATACGTAAGAGACGGACCGCTGGATGAAATCTTGACGATGACAGCAGAAATTCTAAGGACTGGTGAAAATCCGTTGGGATATTTTCCTTTCATCTGCAAACTGGACAAGAAGGAAGAGAAAGACATTCTGGAAGCTTGGCATAAAGCAAACCCGTCATTGGAATATATGCCTATTTTGGCGGCACAGATTATGAAAGATTATCTGGAAGCACAGAAGCTTCCGAGCAAACTTCCGGAACTGATGACGAAACGTTTTAATTTGCCGGCACGGAACGAAGAAGAAACCGTAACATCGTGGAACAACATTCTGCGGTGCTGCTATGATGATATCGAGCAGAAAACACCGAGAACAACCGTGAACACGAAAGGAAAGCTTGCAATTCTGGCACTAGACTACGCCGACATTCGAGACTTCGCATCGGCCGGAGTGCTGACACAGGACGGTGAGGAGTTCATATGGCGGCAGCACACATGGATCTGCAAAGATTCACCATTTCTGGAAAAAATCAAATTCCCGCTGAACAATTTCGGACAGCCGGAATTTGAGGACTTCGAGGTGGTGGATGGCCCGACAATTCCAATTGATGCCATCATTCGGTGGTGCGTTGAGAGGATGAACGAATATGTCGTGCAGAAAATCACGATGGATACTTACCGCTACCAGATGTTCAAAACAAAATTCGAGGAGGCGGGAATATCAATCGAAAGCAAACAGAATCCGGCGGGGCTGGTAAGGCTGGTACGAAGAATTGGATCAGCGTGTGCCATCATTGCTCCGGAAATTGAAAGACTGTTTGCGGAAGGAAAAATAAATTATGGTCCGTCCTCCATCATGCGATGGTACACAAACAATACGAAAGTGAGCACGGACAAATACGGAAACAAGATGTACGGAAAAATAGAACCGAAGTTGAGAAAAAACGATGGATTTATGGCTTTCGTGGCGGCGATGTTTTCGAAGGATGAGATAAAGGAGACGGTTATCTATGTTTGATTGGTTTTTCAAAAGAGCAGAAAAAGAAGAGTCTCTGCTCGAAATCATAACATCGACCACACAGCAGCTACAGTTATATGAGTTCGCAAAAGAAAAAGCGATTGGTATGATCGCAGACGCGATTGCGAAATCAGAAATTGTAGTGCAGAGAAGGGACAAAAAAGGAACCAGAAGGGCAAAGGATGACGTCTATTGGCGGCTGAATGTGCGACCGAATGCCAATGAAACCGGAACGGATTTCTGGCGTGCGGCAATTCATAAACTTTTAACGAATAAAGAGGCGTTAATCTGCAGAGTGGGAGAACAATATTTTTTGGCGGATTCGTGGACGCTAAATGACAGCGTAATCTTGCCGCAGATCTACAGTGATGTCACGATCAGCTGTAACGGAAGAACGATGACACTGGACATGTATCTGACAGCGGATCAGGTGCTGCACTTGCGACTGCGGAATAACCGGCTCAGTGCACATCTCGGGAATATTGCAAAAAAATACAATAAACTGGCGAACGCGGTCTGCATGATGCAGACGTATGCTAATACGCCAAAATTTAAACTCCATTTTGACACAACAAATTCCATCATCGCAACAAAAGATGAAAATGGAAATGTGAAAACACTGACGAAAGACCAGTATAAAGAAAAGCTGCAGGAGGCGCTACTGAGTGATGAACCGTCAACGATCATCACAAGCGCAGGAATCGATGTCAATCAAATTGAAATTAAAGCCGGGGGAACGAGTGAGGATGTCGTAAAATTCGCAAAAGAAATCTTTAAGGACACGGCAATGGCGTTTAATATCCCGATGGCGGTGTTCCTGGGAGAAATCACGGAAAAGGCAGACAGTACGAACGAGTTCATCACGTATGCAGTTTCACCGATCGCCGAAATATTGAATGACTCGTTCAACGCGAAACTGGTCGGAAAAGACAGCTACGAAAAAGATGAGAAGATTTGGGTGGATCTGTCAAGGTTCAAACACCGTGACCTGATCGAGTGCGCAACCGGCATGAGCACCCTGCGGAGTATCGGATTCAACTTGGATGAGCTGCGGGAGTCCATTGGATGGGAAGCGTTGAATACAGAATTCAGCCGGAGCCGCATGGTGACGAAAAATTACACCGCAGACGAAAGCACGGTTACGGGAAACACGGAGTAAATTTCCCGGCTGATGGGTTAAACAGCAAATAATAAGGGAAGGAGAAAGCCATGAAAAGAAAAGAGATACATTACTGCCAGCAGGTGGATGGCAACGTACACAAAATATTTCTGTACGATGACATTTCGAAGTACGGAGAATGGAACTGGGAAACCTGGGATTACGACGAATCGGAAACATCCGCGGCGCATTTTCAGAAGCTACTGGAAGCGATACCGGATGGGGACGAAATTGAACTGCATATTAATTCTTACGGCGGATCAGTTTCAGAAGGAACGGCCATTTACAACCTGCTGCAGGAGAGCAAGGCGCACAAGGTGGGAATCGTGGACGGCGTGTGCCATTCTATTGCATTCACAATTTTACAGGGATGCGATGAGAGAATCATGGGGTACGGCACAAGCGCCATTATCCATAACATGTGGGCCAGCGTAACGGGAAACGCAAAACAGCTCCGGGAAGAGGCGGATAAGCTGGATGTGTGTATGGAATCATGTGTACAGCTGATGATGCGCCGCGCAACCATCGATGAGGCGGAACTGAGAGCCATGATGGATGCAGAAACCGTGCTCACACCGCAGAAAGCCCTGGAGTGCGGACTGATTGATAAAATCGGTGTAGAGCAGAAGGAAGAATCACAGACGGAACAGCTTATCGCGGAAAATGCACAGCTGATCAAACAGCTGAACAACCGCACGTTCCTGGATGCGGAGGTTAAAAAGTTCATGCGGGCGGTTGCGCCGGCGCAAAAACAGAAAAGCGGATTCGACGCTTTCTTTCAGAAAGGAGAAAAAAATGGACATTGATAAAATCACAGACACAGAGCTGAAACAGAAAGTAATGAAGATGATGGAAGAGGCAGACGATAAGGTAGAAGCAATCTATCAGGCTGCAGCTATGATCGTGGAGGAGAAAAACAAAGGACTCATCAATCAGCTGGTGGAGCAGAACGCCCGCGCGGCACATGATGAAGAGTACAGAAAGCGTCTGAACCTCCATAACCTGTCGGATAAAGAAAAACAGTTCTACGAGGGACTGAAAGATGTAAAGCAGGCAATTACAGCGAAACAGATTGATATCATTCCGGATGAGATTATCGACAGAACACTGGATGATGTAAAAAAATCAAGCAAAATTCTGAGTTTGGTAAATTTCGCGCCAGCAAATGTGAAAAAATGGCTGATCGGCAGTCATTCCGGAACTGCGGTGTGGGGAGATTTGACAGATACAATCAAAGGAGAAATGAGCGCAAGCTTTGAAACTCTTGACCTGGAAGTGAAAAAACTGACGGTATATCTTGTGATTCCGAAAGCGATCCAGGATCTTGCACTGCCGTTTGTGGATAAATATTTTACAGCGATCCTCACGGAGGCGATGCAGGACGGGCTGGTAGCTGGATATCTGAATGGAAACGGAAAAACGGGTCCTGTCGGAATCATGAATAAAATCGAGAGTTTCAAGACGGATGGAACAGCAGCGGCGAAAACTGTTTTGAATACCGTGACAAAATTCAGCCCGAAAGGACTTGCGGCAGTAAGAAAAACGCTGAGCAAAGAGGGAAAAAGAGAAATCGGGACACTGTATTTGCTGTGCAACCCGAACGATGAAGCAGAATATGTGGATCCGGCACTGTACGGGGAGAGTCTTACGGGCGGATACAGAAACACATCGTTTATGAATCTCGAAAAAATCGCGGATGCAAACGTACCAGCAGGGAAAGGCATTTTTACAATGGCAGGAGTATACACAATGGGAACGTCCGGTGTAAAAATGCTGAATTACGATCAGGCAAAAGCAATGGATGATGCGGATGTAGTCGTTGGAAAGTGCTACGCGAACGGTCGCGCGGTAGATGATGACTGTGCTGTTGTGTTTGACGTGACAAAACTGGAAGAATACGTGCTGCCGGTAACGCAGGTAACAGTGCCGAAAGCATAAGGAGGTAAGGCGGAATGCTGGAAGAAATGATCGAGGAAGTGCGGCAGGAATTTCAAATTCCGCCGTATTTCCCGGATGAGTCGCTGCTGCGGTACCTGAAAGAAGGAAAACACCGTCTTGATACACTCAATCCGGGAAGAAACCTGGAAACGGATGATACGTTTCGGAGTCTGCTGAAAAATTATGTGTACTATGCATACAATCATAAAACGTACGAATGGGGGCAGAACTATGCTGCAATTATCTTATCATGGCAGCTGGAAAGCGAGGTACCGTCATGAATCTACCGGTGTACACAAGTGGATGTTTTGAACTCTACAGAATCAAAACAGATGAAACCAAAGATTTTCCGGAAGATATTTTGGAAAATCAGCATATGACGATCTGGTACAACGAGATTTCTGTGTATGACCATACCCGATACGCACTGAGCCAGAGCGGCCGGGAAATCACGATGAAAATTCGGATTCCGCAGTACAAGAAAATTGACAGTGACTGTGTGTGTATCATTGAGGGAACACAGCACAGAGTCTATAATGCAGCGCACATCATCAACAAGGACGGATTCCCGGAAACAGAGCTCACACTGGTGCGGCCAGATCGAACGATTGAGGTGATTGCATGACAAAACAGGAATTAAGCGATTTGCTCCACTCGCTCCAGATCCCGGTCAATGAGGGAATCGCAAGCCAGGAAAATACAAACAAATACCCGCGTGTGGTCTATTGGGACTATATCTGGGAGGATATTCTGGCATCTGGAGAAGAGTACGAAAATGTGGAAACATACCAGATTAGCTTCTATTCTCGTACGCCGCGGAATGAAAAACTGATGGAACTGAGAGAAAAACTCAGAGAAGTCGGGCTCCATCCTACCATCTATCACGAGTACGTGCAGGAAGATAAGGTCTTTCATTCTTATTTTTCCGTTGAGGTAACAGTATGAATGAGGACGATTTCTATTCTGCCGGCATGAACGAATTTCAGAAGATCATTCAGGAATATCAGGAGAAATTCGAACAGAGCAGAATTGAAGCAGCCATGATGGATGGTGCGGAGCAGCTGGCCAGAGATGTGCGGGCGCTGCCAAAACCGAGATCACAGATTCGAAAGTCTGGATACGCCCATCTACTGGACACCGTTTCGGCCAGAAAAGGAAAAAACGGGGAAGTAGAGGTAGGATGGGGAAAATATTACGGCCCGATGGTAGAGGCAGGAACACGGAAAATGAATGCACAGCCGCACTTGCGCGGACAATTCAAAAAAGATCCAAATAAATATTATAACCTGATTTTGCAAAAATTATTAAAATAGAAAGGAACAAGTTATGCCAATTAAAACAAGAAAGCCACCGCTGAAAGAAACAGTGGGAGCACAGTATGTGTGCTTCAATACGCCGGACGAAAATGGACAGTGGACAGAAACGTTTGAGGAAAGTGTGGAGAAAACCGAAGTTGTAAAAAGCGTAAAAGTAACAGAGAACACAGGGACAACGGATGTATATGCTTCCGGGAAAATCTACGATACAGACACCCGCCAGCCATCAACGAACATCGAAGTTGAGGTAGTGGCGTTCCCGGCAGATACGCTTGCAAAAGCGAGAGGGGATGAGGTGACGAAAAACGGCCTCATTCTGTCCGGAGGAAAGAGCATTCGTCCGTTTTTTGCGTATGGAAAAGTGGTCAAAAACAAGGACGGCTCAGAGAGATATGATTGGTATCCGAAATGTAAGCTCACAGCAAACACAGATGATGCGGCAACAGGTGAGGAAACGTTTTCCGTGCAGACAGATACAGTAACGATCGTTGCGTACCCATTCGACGCAAAAGAAAACATTAAAGTATCGCTGGATTCCAGCATGAAAGCATTCCCGGAGGGGCTGACAGAAGAAAAGTTCTTCTCGAAACCAATCCTCAAGGATGACGATCTGACAACGGCAGTAGCCGGATAAGGAGAAACATGAAAGATTATATTGTAGATTTGACGGACGGCACCCGGCTGCCCGTCAATGTTAATTTTGGCACACTCTATTATCTGCAGAAAATGCCGAAATTTTACAAGCTGGCCAAAAAGAAGCAGGAAAAACTGACAGATCCGGAAAAAATGGATCTTGCGGCCGCGTCCGTGTACGCAATCCTGCGAAGCAACGGAAAAACGGTGACGTTTGACGAGGCACTGCAGCTGGTGCCGATGGACGATGAACAGATCCGCGTGCTGCTGGAGGGATTTTCGGCCAGATGTGACGAGTATGCTAAAAAAAAACGAGCACGCCAGCAGATGGCGAAGGGCTTGACGTAGACTGGGCGGAATACCGGATCTGCGCCGCGGAGATGGGGATGAGCGAGGAAGAATTTTTTAATTGCGACCCCATCTTTTTTAACGAAATGTATGAAAAATTTTGGGAGAGAAAGAAAGTAGGTGAGCTGTATGGCGGATGATATGAAGCGGGTTGGATTATCGTTCAAAACGGATGGTACAGTTGATTTTCAGAAGAGCCTGAAACAGATTTCGGAAGCCGTACAGGGTAACCGGGAAGAATTTAAACGCGCGAAAATCGCCTGGGACGACAGCACGACGGCCATGGAGAAGCTGACCGACAGACAGAAGTATCTGCAGAAACAGACAGAAACATATAACGAAAAAGTGGAGGTGCTGAGAAGAGAGCTTTCTGAACTGGAGGGAGCAGAGAACAAAAACGAGAAAGCGATCTCCCAGAAGAAAAAACAGCTTTCCCAGGCAGAGACAACACTTGCCCAGTACCAGAAAGGCCTGAAAGAAGTAAACCAGGAAATCAAGAGCGGCTCCGCGGTTTTGGAAGAGAACATGAAAAAACTGGATGACTCCATCAGCACGCTGGATGCGTCCGCAAAAAAGAATGAATCCTCATTCAAGCTGATGAAGAGCCAGTGGGACAAAAACACCTCATCTGCGAAAAAATTAAAAGATGAGCAGAAGTATCTGACGGAGCAGGGCGAGACGTACCAGAAAAAAGTCGGTCTCGTAAAAGAAGAACTGAAACTGTTGGAAAATGCCGAGGGCGACAACAAAAAGGCGATCGAAGAAAAGAAAGCCGCACTCAATGAGGCGGAGGTATCGCTGAATGAGTACAAGAGCCGGCTGAAAGAAGTCAATGAGCAGCTGAAATTCGGGAAAGCATCCATTGAAGAATACACCGAAAAAGTCCAGAAAGCAGGAGAAAAAGTCAAGAACGCGGGAAGCGGAATGACAAAAACGGTGACAGCGCCGATTCTTGCGGCCGGAGCGGCATCTGCAAAAATGGCTATGGATTTTGAGGATTCAATGGCAAAAGTTTCGACAATTGCGGATGCCACAGAAGTCCCGATGGACGAAATGCAGAAGGCGATTCTGAATCTGTCCAATCAGACAGGAATCTCATCAGAAGAGATTGCACAGAATATCTATGATTCTATCTCGGCAGGACAAAAAACGGGCGATGCAGTCAATTTCGTTTCGAACTCAACAAAACTGGCAAAAGCAGGTTTCGCGGATGCCGGAGCGGCGCTGGATGTGCTTACAACCATCATGAATGCGTATGGATTGAAAGCATCTGAAGTAACGAATGTTTCTGATATGCTGATTCAGACACAGAATTTGGGCAAAACAACAGTTGCGGATCTTGCCTCATCAATGGGAAAAGTAATCCCGACAGCAAACGCCTACGGAGTAAGCCTGGACGAGCTGTGCGCAGGATACGCTATCATGACCGCAAATGGTGTTGCAACAGCGGAAAGCACAACGTACATGAACGGTATGCTGAATGAGCTTGGAAAATCAGGAACGAACGTATCGGAAACCCTGAAAGAAAAGACGGGAAAGACATTTAAGGAATTGATGGACAGCGGAATGTCATTGTCTGATGTCCTGAAAATAATCAGCGATGCGGCGACGGAAAACAACAAATCGTTTGGCGATATGTGGAGCAGTTCGGAGGCCGGAAAAGCAGGTATGATCCTGCTGGGAGACAGCGCTGAGAATTTTAATGGCGTTTTGGAACAGATGCAGAATAGTGCAGGCGCGACAAATACGGCATTTGAAAAACTGGACACAAACTCCACAAAGATTAAAAAGGCGACGAATGAGCTGAAAAACGATGCTATAGACCTTGGAACAACACTGATGGAGGAACTCACACCGATTATCGAAAATATTGCGGAAAAGATTTCGCAATTTACAGAATGGTTTAACGGGTTGTCGGAATCGGAAAAACAGATGATTATACAGATTGGCCTGATCGTGGCTGCTATTGGTCCGTTGCTTATTGTGCTTGGAACAGTGGTGAGTAGCGGGGCAAAAATAATCGGAGGTATTCCGGTCATAGCAAAAGGCTTATCGGGTCTATTTGGCATCATCGCGGCGAATCCGGTCCTCGCAATTATAACGGCAATTGTGATTGCTGTTTTTACACTCTGGACAACCTGCGACGAATTCCGGGAAGGGGTACTCGAAGGGATTGATATTTTAAAAACGGTACTGACCGCCGGTTATGATTTCTGCGTGGAGCTGGGCGAAGAGAAGCTCGGCCGGATCCAGGATGCCTACGAAAAATACGGAGGCGGAATCACCGGAATCTTGGCCGCGAGCTGGCAGACATGGAAGGAAATATGGTCCACGGGATTTGATGTGATCGACAAGCTGACAGGCGGCAAGCTCACAGGAGTCAAAAACAAATTCTGGAACAAATTTGAAGAAATCAAAAACGTGGTAAAAAATGCACTAGATGCAGTAAAACGATTTTTTGCCGGCGAATGGCCGACACCAAAAATAAAAATACCACATTTTCAGATATCACCGCCGGGATGGTCGATCGGCGATCTGGTAAAAGGAAGCATCCCGAGGTTAAGCGTAAACTGGCACGCGAAAGGCGCGATCCTGAACAGACCGACCGTTATTAATCGGTCTGGAAACACGATCGACGTAGCAGGCGAGGCAGGACCGGAAGCTGTAACGCCAATTGAAACACTGAGAAAATACGTCCATGAAGAAGTGCGGGCCAACAATGCAGACCTGATAAAAGCACTTGCTGAGGTCCTGGGAGACCTCGGATTGACGATGGAAAACGTGATTAATCTTGGAGACGAAAGAATCTACCAGAAAGTCGTGAAATTAACCATCAAAGAGCTGAACAGACAGCAGATAAGTAAGCCTGTCTGGAAAGGAGGCTTTGCATGATTGACGATTACGAAGTTATTTTTGCAGGGGTCAGTTCTGCCGATCTCTGCATTTTTGCGGTCAACAGGCCGAATATCCCTGCAGCAGAACGGGACATCGAAACTCTGGAAGTGCCGGGAGTAGATGGGGCTTATCATATCGACAATGGCCGTTACAAGGAGATGACAATCTCGATCGAGATGAACTATATCGGCCCGGAGTCGAAATGGCATGAAAAATGGCGGGAAATCAAACGATGGGCGCAGGAGAAAAATGCAGAACTGATCCTGAATGACGATCCAGTGTTTGTGTACCGCGCCTATTATGCAGTTTTAAGCGAAAACAGCAGGGAAGGCCTGCGAGTGGGAAAATTTACGATTACATTTTATTGTTCCCCGTATCTGTACGTACGCGGAAGCGATGAATACGAAAAACCATATCCAATGCCGGTGTACTGGGGGCACAAAGTAGGAGGCGGAGGATACGTGCTGACGGAAAGCGGCCAGAAAGTAGCCACAAAAAGAAGATTTTTTACACTGACAAATGAGTACGACACCTCGTGCCCCAAAATCAAAATTGAGGGCCACGGAGAGTGTTGGGGACGAATCAACGGAAATGAGCTGCTTGCACAGGTCAATGGAACGCTGATCATCGACACAGAAAAAGAAATCACGGTGAATGGACAGGGACGAAATGCGAGCAATGCGATCAAAGGAAATTATGAAGATTTCTATCTGAACCCGGGCGAGAATGTGATCTTATTTGATTCTGCGTTTGAGATTTCAATCGCGCCGCGTTGGAGGACAAGATGATACAAGTTTACAAGCCAGAAAACAAAAACTATGAAAATAACGGCGACTGCGTATTACACCCAACGAAATGCGAGCTGACTATGCAACTTAGCGGTGAATGGACTATGGATATTGAGTGCGCAGCGGACTCACTATATATTGAGTGCCTGAAAGCCGGATCCGTTATCACGGCGCCAACTCCATACGGAGAAGAAGAACAATTCCGAGTGTATGACGCGGAAAAGGAGATGGGTGGACTTACCGCAAAGGCACGGCCCATTTTTTTTGACGCATCAAGAGAAACACATCTAAAGGATGTGCGAGCGACACAGTGCACAGGTACGGAGGCGGCAGAAAAACTAAGCGTTGGAAAATATCATGTTACTTCGGATATTACGGATATCAACACGGCGTATTATGTCCGCAAAAACTTGATCGAGGCACTGCTTTCGGATGATGAAAACAGTTTCATCAACCGGTGGGGTGGAGAACCAATTTTTCAAAATTATATGTGTCAAATGAGAAAAAGAGCCGGAGGAGACTATGGAACAGAAGTGCGGCTCGGATTCAATATGGCATCCGTCAAAGCGAAGGTAAACATGGATAACGTGGTTACAAGAATTATTCCGGAAAGCTATAATGGCCACACACTGCCAGATGATAGCTACTACGTAGACAGCGCGAATATTGGAAAATATCCAATCGCCTACACGAAAGTTGTGCAGTACGAAGACGTGAAGATGCAGGCAGACTGCGGAAACAACGAAACGGGATGCGCAACGCTAGAAGAGCTGCACAAAAAATTGAGGGAAAAGGCAAAAGCGGACTTTGAGGCAGGGTGCGACCTACCGGAAATCACATATGAAGTGGATCTTATCAACATCGAGAACACAATTGAGTACGCAGATGTGGAGAAACTTGTGAAAATCGGCCTCGGAGATTACGCGAAAGTGGAGAACAAAGATCTGCAGATATCAACAAGGGAACGTGCTGTGAGCGTGGTGTGGGACTGTATCATGAAAAGAAATAAAACCGTCACGCTCGGATCCGCGGAGAACGATTATCTGGATCGGATCAGTGCGGCAATGAAAATGGCAGAGCTGGCGCTGAACAAAGACGGAACCGTAAAAGGCGATCAGGTAACCGGAATGATTAACCTGATGAAAACAAGACTGAAAGCAACTGCAGAGAATGCGGAAAAACAGGCGGCAAAAGCAATCCTTTTCGAAGAATTGGACAAGAACAGCGACCTGTACGGAGCGATGGCACTCGGCACAACGGGATTTTTGATCGCATCCGAAAGAACGCCGGACGGCAGAGATTGGGACTGGAAAACGTTTGGAACGGGTCAGGGATTTCTGGCAGATTATCTCATTGCAGGCGTGCTACTATCACAAAATTACAAAGATGGAGAACAAGGATTTAAACTGGACTTGAACAGCGGAAAAATTTTTGCATCGCTGTTGGAAATTTTTGGAAGAGAAGCAGGGAAACCATGCTCGGTTGCTTTGGAAAATGGAAGAATCCTGGTGAAAGAATCCAGCGGAAAGTCAGTTATCCAGATATCACCACTCCAAAATGTGGATATCGTGACCGGAAAAAGCACATGGTCGGGAATGATCGGAAAAGGAAATACCTTCATCGAAGTAAATCCGCAAGATGATTATATCAGGTTCCGAGCAGGGGCTATCTATGAGGGGTATTCCGGATCAGCGGGATTGAGCGGAAAACTTGTGTACTCGGACGAGAGTTATCTGGTTGTCCGAAACGGAAGAATCACAGGAGGAAGGATCAAGAAATCAGATGGAACGTGGGAGGAGTTAAAAAATGGCACTAATTAGCTCAAATGCTTATCTGAGTATGGAAAATGCCACAGATAATGCGCAGTACATCTACAATTTCATGGTCCGAAATGGAGCGTCGCAGAACGCGGCGCTTGCCGTGCTGGGTAATATGTATGCAGAATCAACGTGCAATCCGGGAATATGGCAGAACCTCGACAGCAGCAGAACAGACCTGGGATTTGGACTGGTGCAGTGGACCCCGTCCACAAAATATACGAGCTGGGCCGCGGCCAAAGGATATGAAAGCAAGAACATCAATGGGCAGCTGCAGCGGATCCTCTACGAGAAAAACGCAGGGATCCAGTGGCAGAAAAGAACCACATCAATGTCATTCGCAGAATTCTGGAGTTCCGGAGCAAGCCTGGAAACGCTGGTAGAATTATTTGAACTCAATTATGAGCAGCACGCCGGAGCAGTACAGCCAAAAAGAAAAGAGTATGCGAATTATTGGAAAACGCATCTGGCGTTAAACGACGACTCAGCAGAAAAAATCGAAAAGGCGATTGCGTGGATGCTGAAAATTGCTGCAGATAACTCGCACGGGTATGATCAGGGTTATCGGTGGGGACCAGATTACGACTGCTCGTCATTTTGTATCACAGGGTGGCAGGAGGCTGGTGTGCCGGTGAAAACGTATGGAGCAAGCTACACCGGAGATATGCGGGCGGTATTCCTGCGCTGCGGCTTTTCGGATGTGATCGGGAATGTAGACGTCTATTCCGGATCAGGTCTGAGACGCGGTGATGTACTGCTGAGCGAGGGCTATCATGTGGCTACGTACATAGGCAATGGAAAGATTGTGCACGCATCTCAAAATGAATTCGGCGGAGCAGTGGGAGGACAGACTGGGGACCAGACGGGAACTGAGATCTGCACAAGGAGTTATTATTCCCATACGCCGCCGTGGGATCATGTATTGAGATATAAGCAGGGCGGCACAGAGGAGACACCAACACCGGAACCAACGGCAACAGTGTACCCGGTGCAGTGGATACCGGCATAGAGAGGAGACAGAAAAAATGGACATGACAATGTTTGAATGGCCGACGAAAGCCAAAGTCGAAAGCACAGATTATGTAGCAATTTGCGACGCAGACGGAAACGAGAAAAAAATTGCCGTAGATGATTTGAAAAATATCCAGAAAACGGAAACAACAGGAGGAACTGTGGAGGAGTGGCTTAAAGCCAAACTGAAAAGCTATGCAGGTTTTTCGGACGGATTTTACCCGGATCTGGGCGGATGGTCCGGAGGAACGGATGCGTTCGGACTGATCACAAAAAAAGGAGTTAAGGTGCAGTACGTAGGATTTATGGCAGATGGAAAAATCCGTATGGGATCCTATGATACGAGCAGCGGTGCGTACAAAATCTATATGCACGGAGATACTCTGGCGGATCATCCAGTTGGATCCGTGTGGATCACGGAAGAAAAAACTGCAGATCCGAATACAATTTTTGGCGGAACGTGGGAGAGATACGCAAAAGGAAGGACACTGGTTGGCGTTGATGAAGAAGACACCACGAAAAAATGGAACACAGCTGGACTGCAGGCCGGTGTTACGACAAATAACATCGACCACAAACACTACGAGACCAACGGAGCCGATGAGGGATCGATGTATCAGGTTTTCGGAGAAGATGGAGGACCGTATGGCTCTACGGTCCAGGCAAAAATGAATAATGCATCATGGAAAGCACAGACATCGGTTGGAAATATTAGAGTAAATAAAGTCTCCAATATTATTGATGGATCAAAAACTATCAATAACATGCCGCCGTACATCACAGTCTATATCTGGAAACGTACAGCTTAGGAGGGAAAGATCATGAGAGTACTTGAATTTTCAGTTATGGGTCAGCAAATCGAAAGGAGAGGGGATTTTTCCGGCCTGGTGGCGGGCAGTGAGCAGTATATGACAGCGAAATTTTGTTTTGACCGGGAGTGGGCCGGAAAAGTAAAAGTGGCAGAGTTCCGCCGAATTGATTCGAAGATCGCAGAATGCTTTTCGGAAAAAATCACTGGAAACTGCTGCATCGTGAGAACCGAGGTGCTGCACGGAAAGAAATGGTACGTGAACGTAGTAGGACTGGGAAAAGATGGAATGAAACTGTCAACAAACAGGGTAGAGGTGAAACAGGAGGAATGACATGAGTACAACAGACGAATTACTGGAAGAGATGCTGGAAGATGTGGAAGAGTACGCAACACCAGTCACGGACGATGATCTGCAGTTCTGGATTGATGAACATCTGAGAGTAATTTCTATCCCGAAAAACGGCGTAGTGGCTGGAGTTGAAGGAGATAAAAATGTAAATAAGATCAAATTCGGCATGAACCGGTACTACCACGACTTCGATATGTCCACATTCTCCGGAAGAATTTTGTACTCAAACGCCAAAGGAAATAAAAATTACTACAACATCACAGATATGCAGGCAAGCGGGAGCATCATCACGTTTTCGTGGCTCGTAGACGCCGATGCTGTGCAGTACATGGGCAAAACCGCGTTCGTAGTCTACCTCTTCAAAATTCAGGGCTCGGAGCTGCGGCAGAAATTCTTTTCAACGTTGGCGACACTGAAAGTATTGGAAGGAATGGAAGTAGATTCCGCTGTACCAGTCGAAAAACAGACGGACATCATCGAGCGGATGAAAGAGGAGATCAGCGCCTACGCAGAAGAAGTCAAGAAAAGCCTGCCGGCCGACTACACGGCGATGACGGAGCAGGTTAGTTCACTCAAGGAAGAATTAAAAAATTATACTACTCCAGAAAAAAGCATAGAAGAAAAACATTTATCCGATGATTTATTGTCTGAGATAAAACAAGCTGGATATATTGTCGGGCAGGATGGAAATAAGTATAAAATTACAATTGACGAAAATGGGAAAATAGTGCCTAATCGTATTTATGAAATTGATACTAACGGTCTGCTATGTGATATCCAAATTATCAATGGCGCGGTCGTCGATACTACAGGTAATGTCAATACGTCTGGTTTTGCTGTTACTGACGACTATTTTGTTGGAGATAGTCCAATGTACGGTAGTACGCCGGAATGTACGAATATTATCAACGGTCAGAGTTTGGGTAGCCGTACAATTGTTTTGTTAGGAGATTTTGATGAGGCTACCCATGTTATTTTTGGAAACAATGATACTATGTACGGGTTACGCTTTGGTAAAAATTCAACTGATTATTCAGGTGGTTTTTCGACATTTTCAAAAATTTTATTGCCCGTACAGGAATTTATGAAATACAGTAATACAAAATATAATATACCATTGCCGCTTGCTTATACTCGTGCGAATATTTCTAAAGATCCTCTTTTAATGACAGATTTGCATAATGTATTTTTCGTTATGTCGGTTGATGTGGAAAATAGTAAATATTCCGTGGTATTTAATGAAATGATGCCTGGCGAATTTGATTACAATTATGCCGATTATCCGGCGTTGACTAATCTTAGACTTTTCAATGGAAAAACCGATGATATTCCTAAAATTAAACGACTTATCGTTTACGATCGAGCTCTCACGAAAGATGAAATTATCGAACTGAGAGAAAAGATCATGTTACTTTATTATACTCAATGGTATAATTCGTCGACGTTCGTTCAGGGTATGACTGGTTTTGGATCTCCATCCGCTTATCAAGTAAAATCAAGCGAAAGATTACCTGAGTTTATCAATACCCCTATTGAGTCAGGCGAGCATACTATTACCGTTAATGGCGAGAATAGGACATTTACTAATGTAGATCCAGGTGAACCGGCTGTAGAGGACAATATGAGTTATGTCGAGGCACTTTATTGGCTTAACCCAATCGAGTCTCTTAACGTTGGAGATATGTATAATATCGAAGCTATGGTTTATCCGTATGATATTACCAAAAATAGCTATAATGTCGAGTATGTTTCCTCCGATCCGTCCGTTATCGAATGTTATTACGGTGTTCTGATTGCTAAGAGTTCCGGATCCGCTACGATTACCGCTAAAGCGTCTAATACTACAATCACTTGTACGTTAGATATTACGGTTTCCGAGACAGAGACTGTCAACGAAAATTACTTTTATCCGTCTGAGAGTTATATTTATAACGGTTCTCATCTTGTAGGTGGTACATCTGTAGCGACTTTAAAAGCTATTATCGGTGCGATTGATGAGGCCGCCGCAAGCGGTTATAACGGTGTCGTATTCCCTAAAACCACATATCACATTAAACCGTTTAAGTCTGGTGTGCAATGCTATATTCCTACTGATTTTACCGTTGACTTTAATAATTCGTATATTTATGTTGACGATAATGATTATTGTCATACGACTGATAGTCGTCCAGATCATTCTGTAAATCCTTATATTATGTTTTCTTTCTCCGGGTTTAAGGTTACAGACGATGAGGGAAATCAAATCGAGGATAAGTATTATATGTCCTGTAAAAACTCTGTTGTTAAAAATATGCACTATTACGGCGAGCGACGATTAATGTCTGATTTAGGATATACAGAGGGTGATTACGGCGAACAGGTTAACGCATTTGTTTTTTCTACAGGTGCCTATAAATGTAAGATTGGAAATATTGATTTTCATGATACAGTCGGATTTAATATTAGTACCCGTATGAATGGTTTCGATCAGTGGAGTGGTACCGGTTTGGACGGTGCAGTCAGAGGTTGTGTCCGTTATAGTGATTTTACTTCTGGTAAACTTGACGCAACAGGTTTAACAGTTAATGAGTCTGACGAATGGTATCATACTGATTTTCTTAAACTCGGATATAATTACTCCGATAATCCGTCTACTTATACCGATATGAAATATTATAAGGTTGGTAAAATGGATACAGCAACAACTTACGGTTTAACAACTCGTTGGTACGAAATTTACTGGTTTGACACCGATAAAAACCTTATCGAGTATAGGCCTCATCAAATGACGCTCGAAACTTATTTATTACCGAAAAACGCCGTATACTTTAAGGTTAATGCTAGATTTCCAGATGGTGCACCTACGTCCTCTAATGAGGGTAGAGTCGATACACCTCATGTTATTAGGGTATGGCCTAGCGTGGATCCGGATAGATGCTATATCAGTAATTGTAAATTTTATAATCCTCACGCGAGCGCTATCTCTATGACTGGAGGTACTAATTTCGTATTAAGTGATATTTTTGCCGAGAACGGTCATTCTCCTTTAGGTGTTTGGTCTATTGACTATGAGGACGGTTGGCAACCCATGAGACATAATATCAATTATCGGATCATTTGCACCGGTATTTTGGTTATGCCCGGAGGTCATAATACAGCGACTTTACACTCTGTTATTAACACGGCCCGAAGTGGTTCGGAGACTGAGGCGGTTAAATATATCAACTGTGCTATTAATATTTTACAGCCGTCTCCTAAGACTAACGATATGATTGCTAATGTTACTTATAGATCAGATATTTCTTCTATCAAATATCAGTTAGACTCTGCAAGACTTAGAGAAATAAATTGTACTAAAAATACAGCTATGAATGTTATTTAAAGTAAAAAGAAAGGTAACTACCGATACCATCTGAGATACATAGAATGGTATCGGTAGCATTGGAAAAGGATCATGAATCATGTTTCTCAAGCCACTCGGAAAGAGCCTTGCGGATGACCCACGATGCGGTACGCTCCTCGCGTTCGCAGTATGAGATAAGCTGCTTAAGCTGTTCCGGTTCAAAGCTGATCGACATTTTCTTGTACTTGTCCTCTTCGGATTTGCGTGGATGAGCCATGATAACCACCTCCTCGAGACCACTATACCAGACGCGAGTGAGTGGTAGCAAGAAGCAGTGATATATTGGGATATGTAGGCATAACAGACTAAGCGCCGCCTCGTTTTAGTGAACTAGATTTTTGAAAGAAAATCGAAAATATATTCGAAATCGCGCATGAAATGTGGTATAATGAGAGGGTAGAAAACAAAAAACGGGAGCCGAACTCCCGACTACCAATCAAAAAGTTCGGCTCCACACACCCTAAAGGGGCTGAGCTTATTATAGCATATCAGCCTCCTTTTGGGTACCCCGAAAAGGAGGAATTTTTATATGCGCGAACAGTTTGCGAAGACATTCATGACGAAGCTTGTTGGTGAAATTCCGGATGACGCACTGAAAGTGGTGTATCAGAAACTCATTATTTTCGTTGGAGACTACGAAATAGCTCCGCGGAATACAGAAATTGTGCCGTACGAGGGGTATCTGCCGGAGTGCTATGAGATCTACTTTGCGACTCGCAAAATAGAGGGTTTGAGCGTCAGATCGTTGGAGCTGTATAATATGGTTCTCCGAGACTTCTTTTTCCAGGTGAACAAAGATCTGAAGCAGATTACAACGAACGACATCCGGATCTATCTGTATAAGACGCAGGAGACAAGAAAGATCAGCAATGCGACGCTTGATAACCGCAGAGTTATCATTCAGACGTTTTTTGAATGGGCGGCCAACGAGGGTTACATAGGGAGCAATCCGTGCCGGAATATTAAGGCAATTAAGTATGAGCGAGCGCAGAGACAGCCACTGTCTGGAATGGAGCTGGAACGGCTGAGGAATGCGTGTGAGACAGTCAGAGATAAGGCCATGATTGAGATGCTGTACAGCACCGGATGCCGCGTAACAGAGCTTGAGAGGCTTGATATTGCAGATGTGGATTTTGAGCAGAAAGAAGTACATTTATTTGGAAAGGGGGATAAACACAGAACTTCTTACTTGAACGTAAAAGCAGAATTTGCATTGCGGAATTATCTTGAAACGAGAACGGACGAAAATCCAGCGTTATTTGTGTCGGAGCGTATGCCACATGGCAGGTTAAAGAAGCCGGCGATTGAAAAACGTGTACGACAGCTGGGGGAATTATCTAAGATCGGCAGAAGAGTGTATCCACACTTGATCCGGCACACGACGGCGACAGACGGCTTGGATCGAGGGATGCCAGTAGAAGAAGTACAGCAGATTTTGGGGCATGTCAACATCAACACAACTATGGTATATGCTCAAGTGTCGCGTGCCAATGTCAAACGAGATCATAGGAGATGCATTGTGTGAGAGCGGGAAACCGCTCTCATTTTTATGGAGGAAACATGATAGAAATTCGAGCGGGACCGAAACGGTCCTATTTTTGTACTTAATTATTGGAATTTGAAAAAGGAGAATATAAAAATATGAAAATTATTGATTCTTATAATGCTGTAGTAGGCAGCGTGGTAGCGGTGCTGTCGTATCTGCTGGGGCCGCACTGGATCCTGTTTGCACTTTTCCTTGGTCTGAACGTGGCGGACTGGCTCACGGGCTGGATGAAAAGCAAAATTGCTCACAAGGAGAGCTCCAGTGCAGGCTGGAAAGGGGTACTCAAAAAGCTTGGATACTGGCTTATGATTGTAGTAGCATTTGGAGCAAGCACAGCCTTTATCGAAATTGGTAATACGATCGGAATTGACCTCAAAATCACAACACTGCTGGGGTGGTTTGTACTGGCATCGTTGCTGGTGAACGAAATCCGGTCGATTATTGAGAATTTTGTGGAAGCCGGATTTAATGTGCCGATCGTTCTGACTAAGGGACTGGAAGTCGCGGACAAAGCAATCAACCAGGAGCAGGAAAAGAAAACAGAGTGAGGGCGGCTGACAACCGTCCTTTTTTTGCGCCGGCGCAATCGCCGGTAGAAGGAGAAAAAAATGAGCTTAATTTCAAATAGTGGACATGATGAGAACGGAAGATATTCTGGCGGCAGAGCTGGAGATCAGACAGGAACCGAATGGGCACTGATCCCGTGGTATTCCCGTCCGTGGAAGTGCGTGTTGAGACATCCGAACTCAGCAGTCCGCGCGAAAATCGCAGAGCTTGCTGTAAAAGCCGCGAAAAATGACCTGGTTGGTTACGATCAGGGACAGCGCGATACCTATTGGCAGCATTTAAAGGCCAGCAATTACGATCCGTCGCAGATCACGGTTGCTTGCGAGGCTGATTGCTCCGCAGGAGTCATCGCCAATGTCAGAGCGATCGGTTACCTGCTTGATATTGATGCCCTGAAAAATCTGAAAGCCACCTATACCGGAGACATGCGGAAAGCATTCAAGGCAGCGGGATTCCTGGTTCTGACTGAGAGCAAATACCTGAATGGCCCGGACTACCTGTTAGAGGGAGATGTCCTGCTGAACGATGGAGCCCACACAGCCACCAACGTCGAAAATGGCAGATATTCCGGCGGAACATCCGGGATGAATACAAATACCGGATCCGGCAGCAACAATGCCAGAAACAACGTTTCTGATGGTCAGAAATGGCTCAACAGCAACTATGGGGACAAGATCCTGAAGTATTGTGAAGCCAAACTGCGCGTGGACGGAGACTACGGCGATAAGTCCAGATGGGCTGCCCTGGCGGTTTGGAAAGACTTGATGAACCGGAGATACGGCACGAAGCTGGATCCGACCAACAAGAACTTTTTCGAATCATGCAAAAAAGTTGCTTCGAAAGCCACCGTCAGCCATGGAACTCAGGGAACCTTTACCTTCCTGGTTCAGTTCATCCTCGCAGCGAAAGGATTTTATTTCGGTAACATGGACGCTCTCTGCGGAGACGGACTGACTGCCGCGATCAAGTCCTACCAGAAATCCAAAGGCCTCGAAGCCGATGGATACTGCGGAGCCAACACCTGGTACGCACTGTTCAACTGATGAATCAACTGACCGGTTGTGATCCTGAAACGTGATCGGTCAGAAGTAACCAGTAAACCACGCAAAAAGACTTTCTTACCGGAGAAATCCGGTGCAATTCCATATATGCAATTTATACGCCACTTTGCCCTGGGTATCTTCGGATACCTGGGGCTTTTTTATTGCCATTTTTTAAGGTAAAATTAAAATAAATATATTACGTAAAATGTATTGACATATTGCGCAATATGTGATATATTATAACCATAGAAACGAAATAATAATTGATGAAAGAAATATTTCAATAGCAGAGACGCTGCGGCGCTTGACTCTTTGATGTAAAGGCGGTAATTATGAGAGAAACAAAAGAATTTAATCAAATTGAATATATCAACAATTATATAAAGAAGAAATACGATCGGATAAATTTGGTTGTACCGGCGGGAAGCAAACAAGTTATTAAAAGTAGGGCTGCACAAAAAGGAAAAAGCGTTAATCAGTATATAAATGAACTGATCGACAATGACTTAAAAAATAGTAAAGAGAAAAAAGTCCAGCTAATAAATGTCAATAGTTAAATGAAAAAATTGCTCTTATTTTCTGGCTAAAAAAGGGTAGACATCCCCCTTGGTGAAAATATC